GTTGTAGCCACAGGTGTAGCCACAGGTGTAGCCACAGGTGTAGCCACAGGTGTAGCCACAGGTGTAGCCACAGGTGTAGCTGCGTCGGCTACGCGTTGCGCTTCTACCCCGCCCAGTATGCTTTCAAAAAGCGCTTGATCGTCTATAGCAGCTTGGTTTTGGGCAGCTATTTGTTCTTTTGTAACACCCATAAGGGGTTCGTCGGTAGACTGCGTAAACTGCGTATCAGTAAAATACCTGCGTCCCGCCATACCGGGCCTACGAGTAGCGAGTTCTCCATCTGGAGTAGTGTAAGTAGAAGCAAAAGCGTTAGGGGCTAGCTCCCTAGTGGCAGTGTAATTAGGAATACCGCCAGTGTACCCGACAGGCTGTTGTGGACGCCCAGTGCCAAAAAAGTTAGCTAACCCGCTGGAATCATTAGGATTTACAATACCGTATAGGGCTGTCGCTGCACCTAAGTCTTTGGCTATATTGCTAAAATCTAAGCTACCTAACCCCACACCGTCGTCGGTGTATCGATTTTTAATAAACTTTGTAAACACGGACATCGCTAGCGACTCCCTAAAATTCTTAAAATTTCAGCATTTATATCAGCGGGTTGTACTATACCACCACCGTACATAAGTGCGCTATCCACTGCGTCTTCCTCTTGCGTTTTTGTACCCAGCATAAGGGCCATGTTTTCGGCAAGGGAAAGACTTGGGTCGTATGTGTTAGTTATGTCAGCCAACCCTGCTTTTTCTGTCTTAACAGTACGCATACCGCCGCTACCGCTACCGCCACCGCCTACAATATTTGCAAGCTCTTGGCCTCTTTCTGCACCATCGCCTGTACCGTCTCCAGTACCATCTCCAGTACCATCCCCGTCGCCCGCTCCGTCACCTGTGCCCGTACCTGATCCTGTACCTGCACCATCACCTGTGCCCGTGCCAGTGCTTAACCCGCCACCCGTGCCTCCGGTGTTTGTCGTACCTGTACCTGTAGTTCCTGTACCTGTAGTTCCTGTACCCGTTGTACCTGTACCTGTAGTTCCTGTACCTGTAGTTCCTGTACCTGTAGTTCCTGTACCCGTTGTACCTGTACCCGTTGAGCCAGTAGTGCTAGTGCTATCAAAATCCGGTAAGGACGAAATGTCGGATGGGGAGCTAGTAGTGCTAGTGCCACCAAAATCCGGTAAGGGCAAAATAGTAGGTAAAGTTAAAGTGCCCGTAGGCACGGTGTCGGTTCTTTCTGTCGCAGGGTTTGGCTCGCCCGTACTGTACCTACCACCTACAACAAGATTTTCAGTGCCACTTTCGTTTGTTAGAACTTCACCAGTAAAGACATTACGCAACACCCCATTACCTTCATAGAGCCACGGATGTTCAGTATCTAAGTCTACTGCGTTTTCTGGCGCACTATCCGTTGAGCTACTAGCCGTACTACCCGCTTCACTACTCGCTGCTGTGTCTCCACCGCCCCCACCACCACCCGGATCGGCTACAGAGTCTGGGTAAAAAGTCGGAAATAGTGTGCCCATACCCTCACCGGTATTGGGATTAAAGTCAGGCAATACTTCTCCAGTTTCGGGGTCATACCATTTACCTTTAACTCCCTGTGAAGACGTAGAGGAGTCAACACCCGCACCCACCAAACTGTCCAAAAGCTTATCTTTGGTATCACCAAAAAATTCTAAGTCTGAATCTGGCAGTGCGTTAACAGCTTCATAAGCATCTAAAAGGTAAGCCTCTGGCGCAGTGCCCTCTGTACCGGAAACAAACCCGTCTTCATCTTGTGTTGCCAAGCGTATAGCGTTATCTGTTTTTTGGGCGGCGTTAAATAACTCTTTTTCTTCTGGAGTCATTGGAGTAGCTTCAATGCTTTTGCCACCTCCACCAAACAAACTTCCTATACCAGAAAGCACGCTAGGGACAAGAACTTTAGAAGTAAGCCAACTGAGTCCTCCATCTAGCATAATCTTCTCCTACGGTGTCGGTAGCGTTTCTGGCAACGCTGACACAAAAGTTACGGTTAATAAGGTGGACGGCACAACAGGAGCAGGACTAGCTGCTGCTTGATGGTTTAACGTTATATTTGTGTCGTCTGTAGCCCACATAAGCTCTATGTACTGCCCTGCTGTTGTGTCTATTGAAAAAGTGTAACTAAACACGTTCATACTACCAGAACCAGAAATTACGTGCTCTCTACCTGTGTTGGCTATATCTACACCACTTCTACGTACCCAAAAGTTTACTGTCTTGGTACTAGCGCTAGTGCTGTTTAACTCTACCGAAAGCGCAAAATTATAAACCCCTGAATGTGTTGGAGTTATTTGTGTATTAGAGCCTCCAGCTATGGTTATGGCTTCTCCTAAATACGTATTTTCAAACTGTAATGCGTAAGCCGTATTTACTACCGCTGCGTTTTGATCTGTAGTAGAGAAAAATTTACCATTCGGAGATTCTATAAACCGCCCACCTTGCTCTCCAAATACACTGTTAACCGCGTTCGATACTAAGTTAAAAAACAGACGTAATATGTTGTTCAGGTCATCCAGATACTGCTTAAGTGGCCCCGCCTTGGGTATAGGAAGCGCAGGCGCTGGGACTTTTTGTACTAGTCGCTCAGCCACTAGCCTCTCCTGCCATCAGGACGCATATCCAAACGTGGTATACCTAGCTTCCAAGCCACACCTATTTCAGTAGATTCCATCGTAAACGCCATTTGTCTACCACGGACTCGAACAAACACTTGCCCTGTAAACTTCTCAATAGGCACAGTAGCTGAACGCGTTACCGTAGAAGTATTAGTGCCACCTTCTGACAAAGGATTGTTGTACCCCGAACCCGAGTTCTGCATAGGCAGTAAAGTCATAGTAGCGGCAGGGGCGCTAACGGTAGACCCGTCAAACGTTACGTCCGGTAACATACGGTTAATAAACATGAACCTATCGCCGTTATCTAAGTCAAACTCAGAAGAAGTTATTGTAGCTGTAATCGCGCTTGCCGTTGCACCTTCTTGGTTGTCGTAGCCCACTTCGTGGTTTACTAAATTATTGCTGTAGGTAGCGGCCATAGGATTCTCTCGAAGGTCCGAGTCTACCCAAGCACTGCGCGCTAACGTGCCGTAGTACCAAACGTCTTGAAGGTAGTTGTACACTACGTAGCGGTCGTTCTGCGTTACCCCAGCAGAACAGTAAAACCACCAAATTTCGTCAAACCGCTCGTTAGTGCCAGCTACTACTTGAGCATATTGAGAAGTATTAAAGTCATTAAACACATAGCTGCGAACTGAACAAGGCAGGGTCTTAACCGTACCGTCGTAGCTGTAGAACTTATCCGTGCCCATCCAATACGCTATGTTGCCGGAATATACCGCTGCGTTAGTGCTGGCTATAGTGATGTTGTCACCGAGTAGCTGCGCACCCCAAACCTCTGGGGCACCTAAGTACTGAAGACCGTAAACAGCGGTGTCAGTCCAAACTAAGATTTCTTGACGTGCTTGTAGTGCAGTAATGATCTCACTACCTCGGGAAAGGCGTAGGCTACCTGCTTGGTTAGTAGCAGCAGGTGTCCAGTTAGCTACGTCTTCTTGGTCTGACCAACGGATAAGCATAGGGTCAAGGGCAGCAGCACCCAGATCATTAGAACCAAAACAAAACGCAAAGCGGAATATGTCCGACACAAAGGCTTTGTTTACTATAGTAGGTACATTAGACGCGCCGCTAAGCGAAGACACATAGACTGCACGGGTAGTTATCGAGTTGCTTGCATCCCAGTAGAAAAGCTCGCCGCCACGGTAGGTAAAGAACAAGTCCTCACCAAAGTTAGCCTGACTCCAAAGCCGCATAGGAGCAAGTGTAACACCGCTATTGCCCCATGTATTCGACCCCCAAGTACCCGCAGACCAGCCTGTAAAAGGCACCGCAATTTCGTTACCCGTATTGATTTGGTAGGTGCCTACTGTACTACCGCCACTGTTGCCTGTATCTGACCCGTTAGCCAACACAGTATTACCAGAAGTGTCTTTGGCCTCTACAGTGTAGGAGTTACCGTTGATTATAGTGGCTATCTGATACTCTTGATTGAGCACCGCCGCAGTAATATTGCCGCCTAGAGAAGCAGCCCCAGAGAAAGTCACAAAGTCATTCTGGAGGGCGCCATGAGAAGTATCGGTTACAGTAAGAGTAGCATCGCCGTTTACGGCTGCAAACGTAACATCGCCCGCTGCTGTGGTTGCTCTAATAGGGGTAATGTCAAAATAAGCCCCACCTCGCTCTATGTAGTACTTGAGGTTAGTGCCTACAGATACGAGGTTTTGTCTTTGCAGGGTAGACCAGTTAAGCATAGACCGGCAAACACCAAGAAACGTTGCCGCAGACAAACGAACCCAGCCGCCAATCTTCTGAGGCATACCCCGTCTGAATCGCACCTTGTCGGTTTCGTACCAACTGCCTTCGGCGGCATAGCGAGTATTCTCGCGGTCAACGCCCGGCTTTAACTGTAGTTTCTGAAGCGGCATTTCTTAACCTCATTATAGGTACTTCCCCGTCTCGATCATGTACGCGAGTTCGGTTGAGCGTCCCTTAACATCCCGACTCCACTTGGAATCTAAAAATTCTAAAGATGCGGTTTTGTAGTTAGCAACGTCCATAGCTGCTAATGCGCGCTTGAAACCACGTAGTCGAGTGGCACCAAGGTTAAAACTAATGTCAATCATAGCATCTTTTCGCACATCATCAAGTGAGCTAAACCACGGATATTCCGAAGAAAGCTCTTTTATAACCCGAGATATGTCAGACTCTAATAAATAGTCTACTTCATCCTCGGATAACCCTAACCCGGACTTGGAGATATTTCTGCCCACGCCAATGCTTTCATAGCCCGCAGAGCACTTATATACGTGACTCTTTACGCCTTCGTGGCGTTTAAGCATTTCTATTAGTTGTTCCATAACTATTGGCCTCGGTTATTACTAGACCCAAAGAAAAAAGCGCTAATACCTGATATCAATCCGCCTAAATAGCCTAAGATTATATTCATAGTGGCTTCATCGGTATCGTCCGGGCCTCTAAAAGTAACAAGGAATATATACGCTAAGAATCCCATCAACGAGATTATAGCAAAAATCTTAGGTGTAGGGTCGTCTCCAAAAATATCACGGGAGTGCTTGCGGTCTTGCATCTCCATCTTAAAGTTGTCTAAGTCAATCTCTCGTTCTTGAATTGTCAGGAAAAACTCGCGTTCCGCTTCTTGCAGCAGGGCAATAGATTCAGGATGCTCTTCTAAATATTTTTCAAGTTTTGCCGGATCTGTGGTGTTAGATATACCCAGCTTGTCGGCCACCAATTTGACCGCCATACCACCCATCGGCCCACCAAGTGCTTTGCCAACGGTAGGGGCGAGTGACGCCAATAGCCCTTTTAACTTCATTTTAAACCTCGATCATAAACGTGCTTTTAAGCCGCTCACCTTCTTTCGGGTAGGGAGCTATACCTAACAGGTCAACAATTAGGCCCATCGATTCTATCTTAGCTTGAATGGTGCCTACATTCTGCAAGGCATAAGCAGCAGTGCCGCTGTTGTCAAACCACATTGACAGCCGTGCGTGGTTATCTGCCTCTACCCTGCCCGTAAGCCAAACATTGTCGCCGTTAGATAGCTCGTGGTTAATGTTTACAGACCAGCCTTCCATATCAGGAACAACCGCTCTTCCAAAACCACCCCACTCATCTTCTCCAGAGTTTATTTCACCTTCACCAAAATCTACAGAGTTTTCGCCTAGCTCAAGTTCTCGTGATTCTGGGGCTTCTTCCCAGACGCTGGCTCTGGAGTCCTTCAATTCCATTTTAGAAAATTCTATATGTACCGGAGCGCCCTGAAAAATATCTATATCTCCAGAAGCGTTATCGCCGTTCCAATTTATTTCGTTTTTTAGCTCTTTCATGAGCTGCTTAAACTCAGTGCTGCTGTCTATCTTCTCTGAAACGCCCTCAAAAATTTCATCTAACTCAGAGCTTCTTGTTGGCACTTGCCCTTGTATCTGCCCCGCCTGCTTTGTTTTTTCTGTAACAGGAGCCTCTGTTGATCTAACCCTAACATTAACATCTTCCCCAGAAACTTCTGAAAAGTTGCCAGAAATCTGTACACGACCATTATCAGTATTAAGTGTTATTGACTTGCCATCTTCGGACACTGAGCCTTTTACGGTTTGATCTTGAGTAAGATCAAGCTCTTGCATCATCTCGGAGGAGAGGCTAACCCGGAGAGTTTCTGTTGAATTCGACTGGATCGCAGAATAGCTGCCAACAGGATTCTCGGAGCCAATGATCATCAGTACACCTTGATCCCCTCTTGCTTAGGGTCAATAAGGATTGGCTTGCAGTAAGCCCCTACTGGCTCGATGGTTGCGCTTTCTTCTCGCGTCAATGCACGAATAAAACGATTGCATTCGTATACATTTCTAAAGCACAGCGTTCTCCGACATGCGTCATCGCTTAGGACGGTCTCTCCTATAATGACGATAAGAGCAAAGACATGAATCATAGCGTTAACAAATAGAGCTTAATTACAGCATCTATGTTTCTGACAACTTTCCCTCAGTATCTTCCTTGACGATTTCGTCAATACTGTCGCACACATCAGGGATAGCCACGCCTGTGGTTACTTCTGTAGCCACGCGACCAACAGCCCGAATGCCTTTATACACACCACTACAATATAATTCTTTGTTAGCGATCATATCCTCGGACACAGAGCATCCCGGTAAAATAAAAATTAAGCTAGATATTATTGCCAGTTTTGTCATTTTTCTGGTCCTCCAAGAACTCAGATAGACGAGCTTTGTACCCGTCCATAAAGTGGTCAGAAACACGGTCTTTGATGCCACGATCTTTCCTGCGGAAACGCTTACTAGGGTTTATGTGGTTACTGCCCTCATTGGAAAAGAAAAGCATGTCTTGAGACTTACTGGGGCCGTAACACAGACGGGGAACACGGGCGACTGTATCACTGCCGTTCACGCAGGAGATTTGATCGTCGAGTATAAGAGGCTTTTTAAACCCTTTAAAGAACGTGTTTGGCTTACCAAAAGTAATCAGGCTTAAGTTGTCGTGTTTACCGTTTAGTTTGGCAGCAGACAGCTCCGCTAGTGCCCCACCAAGGCTATGCCCACAGATTAGGGTTCGCTTCTTGTAGTCTATGTGCTCTTCGATTTCGCTCCAAACGGACTTATGCGCTGCTACGAATCCACCGTGACAAAGCCTGCCAGCATACGGTAAAGGCACCGGGAATAGGTTAAACGCCCAATCACCCACCTGCTGAGTACCACGGAACACTATGATGTCGATGGTTTTGCGCTTGGCAATAAAAGCTGTAGTCGAAGTCAAGCCGCACTCTATCTTGATTGCATTTTTGTTCGTATCTTTGTACGCCTTCATAGACCACGAGCAGGCCATGTTAAGAAGGACTGGATCAAGTTTCATTTGTCAACTTTACTCTCTAGTCGTTTAAAAATAGCGCCAAGCATTTCTTTAATTTCGCGGATGTCTTCGCGGTAATCATCTTTGGAAACGTACTGCATAGGAATAGACTTCATGTCAGCGTCTATGCGATCAAGCAAAGCAAACACACGGTTTACTACCCAGCCGCCAATAAATCCTGCCAAGGCGATAGCCACGTTAAACATTATTTGATATTCCATTACTTCATCACCACGTTAGTAATTCCAACTACAACCAAAACAGAAAACATTAAAAACATCAGCACTATAACAACATCAATTGTGTTAGCTCTTGCTTCTGCTTTTGCTTTCGCTTCATGAATACGCATATTTCTTAATCTGGTGCGCTCCCTGATCATGTCTTGCCAAAGATCGCCATTGCCCGTCCAGTAAAACAATTCTTTTAAATCTTTTTCTAACTGAACTGCTTTTTGTTTTTGGAGGGTTATTTCTAGTGCCTGACTTTCTATGGATTTGCCGCCAAACAATTTTTCTATTTTGCTTTGATTCGTAGCTTTCTGCTCAAGAACACTGACTTGTTCTCTTGCGTCCCAAAACTTGCTAATAGATTTGGACATGTCTGTTATTTCACGGCCCTCATGTACAGCCGCTTTTATAAGTCGGTAAGACGAGGCGCAAATTTGTACTGCTGCTAATATCTCTGCTGCCATTTTTACGACCTATTTCTACAAATGCTGCTCCCGGGCATCAGAATAATCTATAAACCTAGCAATAGACGCTCTTGTGCCCGCGCCATGTATGGGTAGCGCAGAATGAACCGCCACGCTAGGAAAAACTATTGTTCTGTTTTCGACGCATTCAATTTTTACCCCTTGCTCTGGGAAAATAAAGTCGCCGCCCGTAAACTCTCCAAATCTTAAGAAAGTTACAGTGCTTATCCTACACCCGTCCCGATGTGGTTTATATTCTTGCCCTTCTAGATAATAGTTTACTAAAGTGTTGTCGAAGTTTGAATGATCTAGCCAAGTAAACACTATGTCAAATTCTTTAGCAAAATCAACGATTTCTGAAGAATATATTTTATTATGCGCCTCAAGTATGTTTGATTTTTCTCTTATCCCTGAATAAATTTCGTCTAGAAAAACCCCTGTTCCAGATTTAATTGGGGAACCTCCTTTTTTATCTAAGGCGGTGCTAGTTTTTTCAGGTGATACTTCAAATCGTTTTAAGGCTAAAACTTCTTTTTTTACCTCTTGTAGTTCGTCTTCTGTAAAGAAATTGTCTATTATTAGGTACGAAAGATTACCGGCTCTACAGGTTTCCACTAAACTTAATCCAGTGAGCTACAATAATTTAAAAAATTATCATACGCTTTTTGTCTTATTTCATTTTTTTCAAAAGCTGAGTCTACAAAAGGACCATCTACATCTACGTAGTGCAGGAAAGTTTGGCCCATTAAATATTTTTTTGGGCCGCCGCAAGGCTCTCTCCAATGCTCCAAGTCGCATCCTCGGTATAAAACAGCGTCGCCGTCTTCAAGTTCGATGGCCGTGTCTTGCATCCAGATAGGCCAGTTATATTCACTATTATCCGACAACTTTATTGTTGCTGATATTTCACATTCCGGTCTGTCCTTATGCTTATGCAAAATATTCCCGTGCGTATACAGCCTTCTATAAGAGTAAGCGGGTAGTAAGCTTAACCCCGTATTTAACTCCATTTTTTCTCTAAAGCTAAATAAAAGACTTTCAAAAATAGTGTCCCCGTTTAGTGCCAACAAACTTCCGGGGACTTGTTCGTCTCCGTCTAAGCTTACATTTGGGTCTAGCAATTTTTTGGCAACACTTAAACACACTAAATAATTAAATAACATTTTTGCGGTTTGTTTAGGCACAAAATTTTTAACTACCACATAACCTTTTTCTTGAAAGGTTTTAGCTTCTTTTTTCATAGTATTACCTAAAATTAGGCCCCGTTACCCAAGCCACTAAACTATATCTTTCTCCCTTAGTAACAGGATCGACCTGATGCAGTGTGTAACTAGGAAAAATAGTTGCCCTACCTTGCTCTCTTTCCGTCACGTGAGGTTTTTTTGAGAATATAATTTTTAACTCTCCGCCCTCGTAATCTTTTGGATCGGACAGTTGTATAACCAGAGAAAGTTTACGTGTACTTTTGTGGAGACATTTATCTATATGAGCCGCATAGTTGCCATCTGGCGCTTCGTATTTTGTAAACTGCAAGCCTTCGCTAAACCCCCAAAGGTCAAAGTTAAAAAAGTTTGAATTAGCGCCTTGTACTACATCTGTTAACCTTCTGAATATCCACTCACTTTCTTCTGTAGGGGTAATCCAAGAAACATTACTAATTCTTTCCGAAAGCTTTAGTACGCCTTCATCTTCCCCCTCTTCTTCGTTTTCAGCGTTTTTCTCCCCAGTAGGGCTAGAAACTTTAGCCGGTCCTCCCGCAATAGAAGTACCTAACGCAATAATTTTTTCACACTCTTCTTTAGTAAAAGCTTGGCTTAGATAAGACCAATTCTCTACGTTATCATCAAAAAGTTTTGGGTCTAGTTGCCAAAGCATTTTTATACCTGTGGTGGGTTAAGTCCATAAGATAAAGAACCCGAAAAAACATGAGTTCCTACGTGTTTTAAATTTATAGAAGTGTCTGCATATACAGTGCCACCAACAGAGTTCCACAATCTACAAAAATGATAATCTTCCGATAAGTATAAACCGTCTTCAGCGATAGAAACGTCAAAGAAGTTTTTTGTAACCGGCCAGACATCAGAACCATCAGGTCTTTTAGAGTGTTTATGCCCTCTTGTAACAGTACATTCTCTATACTCAGGAACTAGAGGACTAAGTTTTTCAAAGACACTACGGTGAATACACATAAACCCGGTGCCTCCTTCTTCAATTGGAACAATGCCTTCAAAAGGAGTTGACCAATCCAAGTTTTTAGGGTTTGCCACAAAACTACAAGAATAGTCCCCGAGGTTTTTTTCATCGTTATTTGCAGCTTTTCTAACAGTTTCCCAATCAATATTTTTTCTTGGGTAGAGACCACATATTATTTCTTTTTCAGCAAAAATAAGTTTTAAGACATCTTCAGCTTTAAAAACAATATCTGCGTCTATAAAAATTAAATACTCAGAGTCTGTATGCAGGAACTGATTAACTAATCTATTTCTTCCCCGGGTAATTAAACTTTCATTACCTAGCTCGCTATAGTGCATTGTTATTTCTAAATCTTTTAACTTGTCTAAGGTGTCCAGTAGTCCAATAGTATAACCCCCATAACAAAGACCCCCGTACATGGGGGTCGCAATGAAAACAGAGCTGGGCATAAATCTTGTACCTTATATTGTTGCATCGGGGGAATTAGGGGAAATAGGCCATACTATATCCTGTGGATCGTCAGGGAAAGTTGTAAATAAATTCCTGAGATCGCTCCTATAATCCGCCCATGCTTGTTGTTCCGCTGGAGTGTAATTCATCCAAAGGTCATTTGCGATATAAGCATCCGAGTCTCCTAGTAGGGCGTTACGACGCTCTACCGCCGCTGCCTGTTCCGAAGCAACATCTCTAGGAGGAGGAGTAAACTTAAAACCCGACCACTCCCAACCGGTACTAATTTTGTTCCAATCCTCGGGATATGTTGGAGTTGGCGCTACGGGTATTTCTATATGGTCAGGGTGCGCAGAAGCAAACTCTTCGTCGGCTAACACAGTGTTGGCTACTTTACCGTCTTTAACGACAGCCCATTTTTTAACTATAGTCATTTTCTTAACCTCACCATGAGTAAACAAAAACTAAGCCACCGCCACCAGCTCCGCCTGCGGCTCCCGCTGGGCCAGTTGGAGCACCGCCGCCACCGCCACCGCCACCGGCACGGCCTCCAGATTTTCCGGTAGTTTTGCTGGGGCCGCCATTACCGCCACCGCCACCTTCCCAATAAGTTCCGCCTGCGGCTCCCGCTGCACCTCCACTGCCAGAAACAGCACCTCCACTGCGAGAACCTCCTGCTGCTTGTCCACCACCACCGGCGGGAGAGCCTCTACCGCCTCCGCCTCCGCCGAACATAGAGTTACCGCCAGTTGAGCTGTAATAGCCGCCGCCTTGTCCGCCACCAAATGTTCCAAAAACAGCAGTAGCTAAGGGAGACCCCTCTGTTCCGTAATTACCGTGAATCTGGTGATTAAAAGTAACCGGGCCTTGAGGAGGTGAATACTTTGCAGCGACGTGAGAACCCGGCGCAAAAGACCAACCGCCTCTACCGCCTTGTCCGCCTTCAACACCGCCTCCAGAGTAAATCCAAGTACCAAAATTACTTGTACCACCTGCTGTTCCATCGTCACTTGGCGAAGGGTTACCGGCACCACCACCACCGCCAGCACCTATCGTCACTGTTTCCGTTGCGCCGAGTAGGGGAGCTACGAACGTGCCATAGGCATAGCCCCCACCTCCGCCGCCAGTACCTCCGCCATTATTAGGGGCGGGACTTGGAGAACCCACGCCGCCAGAACCTCCGCCGCCACCGCCCCACGTTTCAACCATTACAAACTGTGCTCCGGGGGGTTTAGTCCAAGTTCCACCCGAAGTGAACGCTTGGAGGTTAGCTCCACCTCCGCCGCCTAATAAGTCGCTCAAATTACTCATTTATACACTCCATCCGATAGTACCGTTGATGTATGACATTGTTATTTCTGCAAAGCTAGAATCAAATGTAAGATCACTTGCATCGCTAGCTATATTAGAGCCGTTACGTCCAACAGTAAAAGAACTAGTAGCCGCAGCTCCTGTGCCGTCTTTAATAGTCACCGTATCCCCTGCGCTTGGTGATGCAGGTAAGGTGATGGTAATGCTTGCGGCTGTAACGGTAACAAACTCGCCTACTGCTGCCGTGTAGTTTCCGCTTTTAAGAATTGGCAAGGCATTAGCCGAAAGACTTGCTCTAGCCGTAGCCGCAGTAGTTCCGTTAGTTCCGCCGTTGGCTACAGGTAGTGTTCCTGTAACCCCACTAGCTAAGTTAATATCGTCAAGTGTACCGCCAAGCGTTAGGTTTCCAGAGCTTGTTACTGTACCCGTAAGAGTTAATCCGCTAACTGTTCCTGTACCGGCTACGCTTGTTACTGTTCCGGTAGTGGAAGTTTGATACTCTAAAGCCGACCCGCCTGAATTAACCGCAAGCACTTGGTTAGCTGACCCTAAAGACGTAAGGTTTGTACCGCCATTAGCGATAGGAAGTGTGCCCGTAACTTGTGAGGTTAGATTAACGCCCGACAAAGCGCCGCCAAGAGTAAGGTTACCTGAACTTGTCACCGTGCCTGAAAGACTAATTCCATTAACCGTACCCGTGCCGCCTACGCTAGTAACCGATCCGCCTGTTTCAGTAGGGTTAGCATTAAATACCGCAGCTCCTGAACCCGCACCGTCCGTGACGACCATGACCTTAGAGCCGTTGGCTACGTTAACCGTAGCTCCAGAGCCTTGTTTAATTGTAATAATCTGACTGCCAGTGGTGGCGTTCTCAATAATCCACGTCTTAGATATCGTGTTTGGCCCAAGCGTTACCTCACGAGTTGCCGTAAGAGAACCCGCAGAAGTTATTTTAAGGTATAACGAGCGAGTCGCGTCTGCCGTAGCGTCAGGCATAGTAAAAGTTTCGTTAGCATCAGCAGACATCTGCTTAGTGCCCAAGCTGAAACCGTCGGTAATTAGCTCAAGGTTAGTGTTGGTACTAGTTCCCCAAGTGCCGTCTTCATCGCCGGTTGTAATTTCTTTTAACCGAAGGTTATTTACATAAGTAGCCATTTGATTTCTCCGGTACTTAAATTAAGGTGCTGCCGCCAGCAGCGGGAATAGTGGTTGCGTAAATCGTTGTATTCTGACGCAAGTTTAACGAGTTGCCACAATCTGAGCAAGTACCCGCGTTTAATTCAGACTCTTTTACATCATACCCGCAGTTATCGCATACCACTTCAATTTCATGCTTTGGGTCTATTGCGTTACCCAAGTTTGTCGCTTCTTTTACTATTTTCATGCTGCTATTATCTCCGTCCATCGAGGGTTGCCGCCCGGAACTATTTGACTCCAAACTAGAACAGTGCCTATTTCCCCAGTAGCCTGTACTCCTATTGGGTAGACATTAGCATCGGCGGTTTCTGTTGTAGCGCCTAACGCTGTAGTGCCTTGAACTCCCGTAACAGGAACATTAATAACTAGCTTTACTGTGGCGCTACCTAGCGCTGATGTAGCCGCTACCCCCGTTACAGCGGTGTTTGCTTTGCCTACTACCGTAACCGCGCCTAGTGCCGTAGTTCCTGTAGCACCCGTAACGTTAACAGTTGCTTCACTTTGCACCCCGGAAGTGCCTAAAGCAGTTGTGCCTGCCACCCCAGTAACAGAAAAGATTGCGTTACCAACTACAGTTGTTGTGCCTATCTCACCAGTTGCTGCGTTACCAAGAGCGCTTATTGCTCCATCGGCGTTAGCTACAATATTGCCTAGTGCAGTAGTAGCTCCTACACCTGTAACTGATACGCCAGCGCCTTCCTGAACACTTACAGACCCTACAGCACCGGTAGCTTGGAGACCTAGTGACTCTCCCCACGCACCTTGGCCCCAGACTCCGCGACCCCAACCGCCCAAAAGAACCGTTGCGTCGAACCTAAGAGTACCTAACTCACCGGTGGCGGTAACTCCGATAGCGTTAACAGTAGCGTCTACTTGTGCTGTAGCATTCCCTAAAGCTGTAGTGCCTACAACGCCACTAACACTAACGACAGCATCCGCAGTTACCGTTATTGAACCCAACTCACCTGTTAAGAACGGCAGGGCATTACCTTCGCCCCACGAATCCGTCCCCCAAGTGCTGTAACCCCACCCTGCGAGTGGGACGATAACATCAGCCATTTACTTAGCCTAAGCTATGCGGATAATCGCGTTGCTTGCATCCGCAGCAGGGAAGACAATAGTAAAGTCGCCCGCAGTAGAAGTCTTATCCGAACCAAAGTCCAGAACTGCAATAGCAGGGTTAGTACCACCGTTCGCTAAGTAAATCAAAGCGCCACGAGCAGTAATAGTAGCTGTAGAAAAAGTCAAATCGGCAAAGTCCAAAAACGCCGTAGTGCCGGTTGAAGCAGGGTTTGCTGAGATAGTCAACGCAGCACCTCCGGCAGAATAACCTGTACCCGAAACTTCGTTAGTCGTTGCATACGCAGTAGTAGCTGCGCTTAGCGTAGCTGACGACGTATACAGAGCCAGTTTAAAGACCTGTGACGTGCCCGAAGCAAAGTCAAAGTCTCCGCCAAGAATTTGAACTTTAAATGATGTTGCCATAGCTTGTGAAATAGCCATTTTACTTTCCTCTATTTAAATTAACGCGGTTCTATTCTAAGTTGACCAGAACGGTACATATCTTCTCGCATCTTTCCGTCACCTAAGTTCTTTAATAACGCCATAGCGTCTACGTACATCTTCTGATACAAGGCTACCATATCTGACTCACCCTTAATAAAGCGTATCGCCTCGACCAAAGCACCGTTAAGCAGGGCAGAGTCAAACTCATCGCCAAGCCACGTAGTACCCGCAGTAACAATAGTCTCGGGGTAGTAGCCGTAATGTAACTCTACTTCATACGCTGCATCAGGCGTTGGGCCTATAATAAACGCGGTGTCGTCAAAAATTCCGTAATGTACGGGAGTACCTGTACTTGTCGGTCCGGGGTACGCCTCACGAATAAAATTAACGTCTTTATTCAGCAAATACGTGTAATTGCCCTGCGCATCAATAACCGCCAAAGAGAACGTGTACAAAAAGTCTGTAGGGTATATTAAGTACTTGCCGCCGAGCGTAAGGTTGCCTGTCTGGTTTCGACGCAGCGCAGGAATCTGAACAGTGTTATATATCTTCTGCTCAGCCTGCTGAGTAAACATAGCCATTTGGTCGTCCGTGAACGACTGCTCGCAGATGTCCTCAATATTTGTTTTAAGCTCGGTGTAGTTCACCTGCTACTCCTTAAGCCATCGGGCCTCGGGCCATAGTACCTTTAGTTGCTGCGCCTACGCCGCGAACCTTAATACCGCTAGTCTTCATGTCTTTAGGCGGTTGGTTGCAAGTATCTACTTTGTACATTGTAGGCTCATTCGGGAACTCGATAACCTTGGGTACTTTTACGTTTGATCGTGACTTCATTTTCATTTCTGTCTCCTAGCTTGTGGTTACCGTAACTTGCCCTACAGCACCTACGGCTTCCAAATTGTCTGGTGTAAGTCTAAATGGGTCAGTTAACCCCACTGGGTCCCAACCCCATTGAATATCCCTACTTGCTACTAACTCAGCAGAGTCGGACCTTGGGTTACGTATAGCTTGCGGGTCCTCTACTGGAACCGTACCTAACATAAGCTGTGGCTGATCTGGGTTCCAACACTCAGGACACGCCTTAATGTTAGTATTATTTCCTTTAACAATCAGCTCTTTAAGCTGCCGTAACCTGTATTGAAAGCCACATACATCACATATTGCGATTGCTCTCTGGCTCGAAGCATACTTATAGCTCATGCCTACCTCACGCCATGTATACGCGGCACCAAGCTAATCGTTGCTTTTTCCCTGTCTTCGCCCGCTGCTAATTCAAATTGACGTTCATATTCACCCTGTAGCATAGGTATTCTAGGCATAAGGTCTGGGTCTTTTGAGGCTATATAATACGCAAGCCCTGCAACGAGGCAGGGCAAGAAGCGGAAATTAACATCGGCGGTATTAACGCCTGTCCCTGAGTCCTGTATGCGGCGCATCCGCCAGTACTTAAGCACGTAGTAAGGTGCAAGTGCAGTACCTTGATTTGGTACAGGCCACACAGTAACCGAAGGGTTAGCCTGACCACGGTCTACATAAATTTGTATAGGGCGGCCCTGAGAGAGCTTGTTAGGGATGCTTGAATAGGTAGAGACGCTGATACGCGTAATGTTTAGATCAGACTGAGTAGTCACACTGCCGTCACCTGTGCGTACAACGTGCTCTAAAAGGTCTATTGTATCGGCGGGCAGATCGTATGTAGCGGTGCCTTCTACGAGGTTTTTTGTACCTTCCTCGATAGTCCACATGTTAATACCACGGTTTTGCCACTCAATAGTCAACAAATTCATAGACCTACGAGCAGTGCGCAAGTCGTAACCAGAACGCATTTCTCTACCGGCACGTTCCCACGCTTCTTCCGCAATCTCGGTGAAGTCCATGTTGAATGTAGCAGTGCCAGATGTCGCCATTATTTCTTCTTCCTTTTAAGCGGAGTTACACGCTTAGGTTTTCCTGCCGGTTGCCCTAGGCGCTTCTTCTGCGCTATTCGGGACTTCTTCTCTGCCGCTGTCATCTCACCAGAGGTTTTAGGCGTTTTGCTAGAGACCCGCTTTGTGGGCCTACAGTACGGGGTTCCCCGCTTATCGCCCTTTTTACGTCCACAAGCCTTGCCTGTTTTGACGTCTTTCCAGTCCTCTTTAAACCACCGTTTTAGGGCCTTGCCCTTCTCGGTTTTACGAACGGCCACTGGCTTTCTTCTTTCGGCACTTGGCTATAGCACCCGAGGCGTACGCAGAAGGGAAGACTTTGTACGATGCCTTAACCTTACGGTAGCAGTCGTCTTTGACCGTGCCGCCCTTCTTAAACGTAATGGGCTTCATTTTGCCCATGCCTCGGCACTTCATCATACCATTCGGCCTTTAGTTCGACCTCGGATAGCCATTCCATCCCCAACACAGCCACCAGCTTTGTACTTCATAACCTTGCCGCCCATGTTCATCTTGCCTACGCCGTCAGCCGCGTAGAATGGGACTTTCTCACCGCCCTTCTCTACCATAGCCAAACCACCAGCTTTCATACCATTCATTTCTTGTACTTTAGTACGGCGAGTAGCCCCGCCTACTTTCATATCAGGCTCGGACATACCACCTTTCATGTACTTTTTAACTTTTTTATCTGCTTTCATGTAGTCTGCTCCTACCGTTTGCGGAATGCCCGTTTTCTTGGCGAACTTAGGGTTATTCGCTACTGCCGCCATTAAATTATGCTGAGCTTTGCTTTTGCTAGGCATTACCACTTAACCTTGTCAGCCCAGTAGGCTGCGCTCATTTTGCCCTTGGCGATATTCTTGCCGTGACGAGCCTTAAACGACTTGCGCTTAGCTTTCATCTTGGCAGACTCGCCCGCTTTGGGTTTGCCAGCAGTGCTTGCGCCTTTCTCGCCAAAACGAATTATCTTCTCCTTCCCATTCTCACAAGCCTTCACAATGTGGGACTTCTTAGCATGGGACGGAGTTCGTCTTGGCTTATTACAAGCCATCGCTTTCTTATTTACTTGCTTAGCCATATTGCTTATTCACAGTAAATATAAAGGTGTAAGTGTCCCCGGCAGATGGAGATACCGTAGTAGCTACGATGTCGCCAGTTTTACCAGCTCCAGAGTTGTTGGGTATGCCACTATAGTCAGAAAAATCATAATCTTCTGTCCAATTTACGGGCAGGTCAAAGATAAGGACGTTAGTGTTTGCATCCCATTCTAATTTGACCCCTACGCCAACACCTACATAAGTAAGCTTTGCCAGAACAGCACCAGTACAAGCTCTACGGCTAACCGGATCAACCGATAAGCTAGAGACATCAACCATTGTGCTAGTTACTACGTCGGTATTACCTACAACCGCAGTAACCTTAATGATCGCCTGTTTGCTACCATCTTGGATTATTTGCGTCGTTACTGTATCAGCCATTTCCCTCTCCTATTTTTAAGGTTAATAACCCAATTTAGGCGAGATTAATGTTTTGTTGGTACAGAACAGTCGCTCTGATTTCACCAGCGTCAGTAGCTCCGGTGGTAGTCCAAGTCAGTTTTTTATCCGCAGTTCCAGTATCTGCCCAAGCAAGGGCACCACCAGCTTGCGTAGTGGGGTACTTTCGACCCGCACCAGAAGCAACTGTAATGCTATAAGCGTTAATAAACGTAGCGTTACCGCCAACAGTATCGCCAATACTCAGTACCGCTGTTGCGTTACCTATAGCTGTGGGGCAATCTAGTACAATATCAATAATTTGAGAGTTGGCTGGAATAACTACAGTAGTAGCGTTCGCAGCAGAAGCTCCAGACGCAAGCGCAGTGCCAGTTGAGAACGTCTGAGCCATAGTTACTTGGCCCGTGTTCTTTACGTCCTTACCGAGAGTTGTTCCGGTAGTATTGGAGATAGTGCCCGCTTTAACTGGGCCAGAGAAAGTTGTAGTACCCATCGGTAGTTCCTCACATGCGAGTTAGTTTTAGGTATATCTGCCTGCATGTCGTCAGCCGGGACTGTCAGATATACCGGATGGCCCCGGATTTCTCTTAGTATATACCACTTATTTAGCTAGTACACAAATAAAAAAGACCCGTCTGTGGGGACGGGCCAACTTCTCAAGGGGTACTGCAATTTAAAACTAACACTAAACTCAAGACAAAAGAAAGGGGGCCGAAGCCCCCAATCCTAACACCGTTTGCTTATTAAGCGCCCGGTGAACCGAAGATGCCCAGTGGGTCAGATACGCCGAAGCTGTATCGCTCACGAGCCTTATAACGGCTGTTGCCTGTGTCGAAGTCTGCGTCCATGCTAGTGCTCATAGGAGAGCGGACGAAGTGCTTCAGGCCGTTGGGGATATCCGTCATCAAGAACCAACCATTGGTATCAGTTAGGTAGTTGTTAACTGTATAACCACCCGGAATTGTACCGTTGTTGTTCATGGCATTGATGTCGTTATCCGCTGTACCCGGACGAAGAGTGGTATCCAACAGGCGAGTAGCAACGAATTGCAGCGCAGGTGGGATAACAAGCTTAGTGGGTTTAGCTGCAATAAGCAGACCGCGCTCATCAGTCCAGCCAGCGATCTGAATAACAGCAGCTTCTAGTGAAGCCTCGTTAAGGTCAGCCGCAACAGCAGGAGTGTTTGAGTTTACACCGCCAGATACGAGAGGGTGAGCAGTTGAACATAGTGGCTGTCCATCACCGTACGTAGTACCGGCAGCAAAGGCGTTGTTAAGAATAGCAGCACCTTTGGTTTGCTTAGTGTACGCCATAGCGCGGGCAAGTGCCTTTGTATAACGTGAAGAGAGTGAATCGTAGAGGTTATCTTCGATTGCTTCTTCGGTGAGCGAGAAGCCCATTGCGACGGTCTCGTGAGTGTAACGAGCAGTCCACGCTTCTTGCGCATTGTCATACTCGATTGCAGAACCTTCACCTTTAACAGGTGCGGCACTGAAACCAGACAACTTAGTTTCTTCCTCGAAAGACCGATCAGAAGACTCGGTATCGAAGATTGCAGCAGCCTCGTCACCATACTTAGCGTATTCGAGACCAAATAGGGCGTTTAGACCCGGTAGTAGCTCCTTAAGGAGTTGCGCTCTTGAAATAGCCATTAGTAAGCCTCCTTATACGCCAGTTGTGTTGTTGTACTGGTGCAGGTTGATCTTGACGACCAGCTCCACAAAAGTATCAGCAGCGGTTTTAGTTTCGTCTATTGTGTCAATAACGCGCACAACTAGACCTGCGGTAGTAGCTTCAGACCCTGCTAGTACTGACGCACCAGAGTTTCCAGTAGCAGTATCACCCGTACCTGCCAAAACAGACATGTTTGAGCCTACAGCAGCGCGAGCCGCCGAAGACATAGAACTGTTAGCAGCAGTTACAGCGACTTTAAACGCCGCCAATGGGTCGTCAACTACGATAGCAAAAGCTTCTGTAACGCTAGTGCCGGGGTAGTACTGAGCCGGTGTAAACTGGCTCAATGAATTGACGTACTGAACACCTACAAAGACGCCCGAAGGGGAGCCAGTAGTAGTGCCAGTAAACTTCTCGATTGTGCCTGCCGCTACGATTTTAACCAAATCACCTGCAAAGATAGCCGTATTGTAGGTGCTCGCTATAGGAATAAGGCGAGTCTGACCTGCATAAGGCGTACCGTCTACACGGTTAATTGCTTGAAAGCCGTAGGGAGCACTGACTGTTGGATAAGCCATTTTAAACTCCTAAAAAATAAAGTTAATTTCCTTTGCCGAAAGTAACCTTCGATTTCCTGTCGTTAAACAAGGGCATACGAGGATCGTTTTCACGCATCAGACCTTGGTCAACAGATCGCATTTGAGACTCCGTTAAGTTTTCGTAGTACTCAGTACGTTCTGCGACGAGTTCTATTGGGGCCTTACACAGCATTAACCCACCAACAATGACATTATCTTTGAACCGTGCGTCGGCAACGGCGTCACTAAATATCTCTGGGTGGTCTTCTGCGCGTACTGGCTCCCAACCTTCACGTAATTTTGAGGACACATTAGTAGAATCAGGTTGACCCATAGTGCTCACACGAACCCAATGGAACTTGTAGCCGTCTTGGGGAATGGGATCAGGCAGCACTGTTGGCCGCGCCCACGCCTTTTTGCGGGTAGTTGTTTCACGGTTTTCGAGTTCTCTATCTAGTCTCTGTTTCGACATTATTGTTTCCTCATTAGTTCAGCAGCCTGTTTGGCGTATGTTTCCAAAGGTACCCCAAGTTTTTTAGCGATAGCTACCTGTGATTGAGTGAGCCTAATTTTGTTAGACGCTGTGCTCCGCGTAGCGGGTGCAACCACATTGCTAGATTTTCTTTGGGTACTCTCTGTTTCTTCTGCCCCACCAGCAAACTGGTCGGGAAATACTTGTTGCATACGAGCGTTAATTTTCTCGTAGTAAGTATCTGATTTGGGGTCTACTCCCTCTTTTGTTAACTTGTTATGCAACCCTAATGCGAAGGCAGTCATTTCGTCATCTGACCCAAACCATGAATTTTCTTCACGCCATGTTTCAGCTTTTTCGTCTCGCTGCACTTGAGGTTGAGGTGCATCTACCTGCGTTTGTACAGGAGTTTCTTGGGGTTGTAAAGCTTCAATTTGCTTAGGTTTCAACCCGTTAACTTTCTCTAAACGTATCTGTGCTGTGTTCAGAGCAGTTTGTGCTTCTAGTATAGCCTCAGACTCGCCCGACTCGTACGCCTGTCGGTATTGGTTCTTAGCTACAGCAAGTTCGCTATCCACTTGTTTCTTGGCCGATTGAATAAGCGAGTTGTGACTTTGATCCACCGAGCCTTTTAACTTTTGGTTCTCGTCTATTAAGTTTTTAGTGTACGATTCAAGGGCTTGTTGTTGCCGCTGGGCTTCTTCTTTAGCCCTACGCTCATCGTGAATGCCTTTGCTTAGGTTACTAATTCGTTTCTTAATTACATCTGAATAGTCTTTTAACTCTGAATCAGTAACTTCTTCTGGTGGAGGAGACGCCTTTCGCCCACGATCTTCAGGCGGAGTATCGTCTTCTATTTCAATTTCTATATCGCCCGCCTTAACAATATTTTCAGGGGGCTTTAATGCCTCTCGGCCAACTGCACCTTCTACTTCTAGGGGCGCGTCTTCCTCTTCGGCAATATCAATCTCAACTTCTTGAGATGTTTCATCTTTATCGGGATCGGGAAACTCAAATTCTACATTTTGTCTAGGCATGGTTTACTCCTTATGCACGCGAAACAGCTCGCGGATCGTCTACAACGGCTTCAATAGAGTCGTCATTCATTAAGCGAAACTCCTGCCCACCCACTTTAAAACGCGTACCGGTGTTGGCTCGGAACATCACGTGGTCGCCTACTTTGCACCAAGGCCCAGTAGGGAAACGCTCTTTATCGCTGTAAGCTTCTTTACCCATATCAAGTACAGACCCAACAGTAGATAGGATATATTCCTCTCGACGGGTAGATTCTGCCTTAACAAGCCCGCTTTCCCCGAAGGTCTCTTCGACGTTAGGTAAGGCAATGAGTACCCTGTAGCCCACAGGTTTAGGGATAGAGGCTTCCAACTCTGCCTCTTCTACAGCTTCTACTTCTATACGCTTCTGTCTTTTTTGCTCTAACGCAGTCATTGCGGGTTTTACTTCAGCAACAGCGCTGACCCCGCTAACGGTTATTGTTTCAGTCATTGTCGTCTTCCATATAATTACGCGAGAGGTCGTTTATTTCTCTAAGTGCAACGTCGAGACCCCGAATCACGCCACACACCTCCTTATACCCCGCATAGTCTTTGGGACCACCCGAAGCTAAGAATTCTTCGCTAGAGCGTTTATGCTCTGTTAACTTTTCGTTCAGCACGTCAAAGACGGTTGTAGCCACTATCTATCCTCCCACCTAGTTTTTAATTCGTCTAGGGCGCTTTCCACACCATCTATACGGCTCATTAAATCCATAATAGCTTTTTCGTCCATATCAAATTCTTCGCGAGTACTTGCTTCGAGCCGCTCTAGTTTTGCTTCTACCGCTTCGAGTATTTCCGCTTCTATGGGTGTATATTCACGCATTAATTATCCCCTTGGTCTAAGCGGCTTAAGGTCGCCGCTGCATTAGCCAGATTTAAAGCCGCTTGAGAGAATTTCATCGCCTCATCTTGATGCTCTGAGGCCCCCGCTTTCCTTGATAGGGCAATTACGCCTAAACGCAGGTTAATTTCAATACCGGCAAGCTTCTTGTTAATCCTAAGCGTTCTATGGTTTTCTTCAAATATCTCGGTCATAGGGTTCTAACTCCTGTGATTTTAAGGTTATCTGTTCTTTTATTTAGCTTTCTTTTTTGCCGTAGCAGACAGCTCGTTTAAGTGAAATAACTTCACACTACCCTTAGTATGGGTTTTTCCGCTGTGCAAAGAACCATCGGGCATCTTGTGTGAGTTACCTGTGAATAAAGTTCCGTCTTTTTTGTAATGGTTAACACCTTTCATTATTTGCCCTCTCTATTAGCTTTTGCCATGTCCAAAATAGCTTTTGCCTCGTCCAAATCGTTCCTAGCTTGCGCTTGCTCGTTCTGCGCCGCTATACGACTTGCTTCAATAGTAGCGGTGGTTTGAGCTTTCTCTGCATCAAGCTGTAATCTTGCCGCATCAAGTTGCGTATCTGCTTGATCTTTCTGGGCTTTACGCTGCTGCTCTTGTTGCTTGAGTTGTAGTTCCGCCTGTTGCATCTGGATAATTGGGTCTTGGGCTTTTTGCTTGGCTTGCTGCTCCGCCGCTGTAGCTTGTTTTTGTTGTGTAAGCTGTTGTGCTGCCTTCGCCAACAAGCCTGCCAATTGTACTTCTTGCTCTTTGTTAAGCTCTGAATCTGGCGGAGGTAAAGGTACGCCCAGTTTTGTTTCCATCTGTTGTCTGTACAAGAAGGCCATGTGCTCACCAATGTGAGCTTTAATTGCGGCAACTATTTGCTGTGCAGCGGGGTTTTGCCCTATAAATGCCATCATCTGAGGGTCTTGCAAGAAAGCCTCGTGCACAGCTATATGCGCCTGATGATCTTGATATATAAAGGCTTTTACGGGTTTACCCACCAAGAACGCCATGTTTTCACTTACAGGGTCAGCAGGTTTAATATCATCCTTAACCGGTACAAGTTTGTCAGCGTTTTTAATACCCAAGATTTCGATCATCTGGCGATGAAGCTGCGGTAAGTCATAAATTTGTGGAGTGGCCTGTGCCATCTGCAACACGGTTTGGTACTGCACAACTCGTTGTGCCATCGTGCTGCTATTGGGATCACTGACAGGAATTACTTCCACCATAGCGTAATCGGCGCGTCGCGCACGAGGTTCACCACGGTCAGGCACGTACATATACTCTTCAGGGGCATACTCAGCGATGATCTTTCTAAGGAGTTTGAACTCCTGCTTCATCGAGTAATGGACACGGGATTGCACCGCAGCCATTGGCTTGAGAGTACGCTCTAGTAGAGCGAGTGTAGTTCCAACAGGAGCATTAGCACTCATGTCGGATATGTTCATATCAGAGATAGCGCCTAGCCGTCGGCCTTCTTCGGTAATTTGCTTGAGTAACGCAAACAGGGTTTGGCTGGGTTCTTTGTAAGGGAGCGGTAGAATATTATCGCGGATCGAACCTGACGGTACATCTACATCACGAAATTCGCCGGGACCAATCGGTGTGTCGTCGCCCTTAACTCGTAGTCCGCGAGACTTGAGGCCACCGGGGAGATTGGATAGGGTTCCAGCGTCCACGAGTTGACGAATAATGCTAGTGCCAGCGCGAGCATAGCCACCAATAATGTGAATGAGTCCGAGTCCATAAAATCCAAATCCGGGGACGTAAGCATAATGAACAAAATGTTGACGCTTTAGTGTCAAGGAATCGTCAGGGTTCCAGTTACGGCGGATAGCTAGTATCTCTCCCGTACCCTTTTCAAGCGTTACCACGTAAGGCTTTGCGACTTGCAGCGAGTCTTCGTTGTCCGCCCCATCCACACCGTCAATATTCAGATCAGCGTGTATTTCAAGCACGGTGTAACGGTCATCTGAGGTCAGGGATACACCCGACTGCTCAGCCTTAGCTTCTTCAACGTCAGAGAAAAACGACACAGGGTCGCCAAGTTCCACGTCCCGATAGAACCCCGCCGCCTGTAGCTTAACCATTTCATTCTTTGTCTTGCGCATGACGTGTGTAACGCGCTCTGCGGACTCAATATTAGAGGCACCGTAGGGCACAATCACATCTTCCGCAGGAATATATAAGGCAATCTGACGATTCAAACTGGGGTCAAAGTACACCTTTTTGAACGCTGAACCGGCTAAACCGAGTGAATACAGTAGCCGCTCATGTTCCGGGCGGTATTCTACCATAACTTCAGTAAGCTCATAATTCATATCTGCCTTAACGCGTAGGGCAGCGTCTTCTTTATCTTGAGTAATTTCCCCAAGAATCTTAGTCTTTACAGGACCCGCAGCGGGAAAAGTTTCACTCATAGCCTCGGCTTGGAACCGGATAGCTGCTTCCGCTAGAACGTTAGAGTACACACCACAGGAGTTTTCCCAAGGCTCAGTACGTTCTTCGTATTTCATGCCCAGCACGTCAAGGCCCGCAACGTAACTATCTGCCCAATCACGACGAGCTGCCATGTCACCTTCCACGGCTTCGCACAGATCGCCAGAGATTTCTTGCAGCTGGCCGTCTTCTAAGTAGTCAGCAAGGTTTGCATCAAACGGAGCAGCATCAATTTCTTCTATTTCTTCACCAAAGGTAATCTCTACACTGCCGTCTTCCAGCACTACTTCGACACCCTCGTCAGACATGCCATCTATCGCTATTATGGCCTCGCTTTCTCCCATGTCTTCGATGCCTTCGGGCATCTCGTATAAACCTTTTTCAATAGCCATCAGTAATATCCGCCGTTGCGCCTTCTAAACAAAGGGTCATCTTCCCTTTCGTCCGAAGGCAATCGAATGAACCCGCCTTTTCTGAACCGCGCTAGCGCAAGAGACACTGAGTCAACGTAGTCATCGTGTTCCCCTGCGGGGAAACTAGCAACCTCGTCAATAACCTCTTCTGCCCAAGACCTGTTTGGTGCCCATACTATGCCAGACGCAAACATATCTGATACCGCGTTCAACCTTGTAATCTTGTCGTTACCCTTCGTGGGTGTAAACTCTTGCGCTGGTATACCCATCGCACGCATTTCGTAAATAAGAGGAGAACCCGAAGCTTTTTTCTCAATAATTAAAGAATCTGGCTGCCACTCGTCATATTGCTCTACAGTTGCTCGCTTAAGTGTAGGAAATTCCATTCTATCCCTAAAAGCGTTTAAAAGTATAAGGTTAGCTTGCTCTATTCCGTCTTCATCTGCGTGGTAGAACACTCCCCACGTAGTACACGCAGAATAATCCGATCTATTTGTCTTTTCAAACGCCGTATCCCACGCTTGAACAATAAAAGTAACTGTCGGAGGCTCATCTTCTTCCCATTCCCGCCACCATTCACGCTTCACAATAGCCGAAGACTCTGATGTCGGCTGCTGTTGGTACTGCGCCATCCATTTACTGTTGGGCAGTTCCTCTTTTAGGGCCTGAAGCTCCGCTGGAGGCCAAAATTGGGGCCATAACGGCGTACCTGACGGCATAATTGCCGGAAATTCAATAACTTCCCACTCTTCCCCGCCCCTTTGGGCCGAAGATTTCAACACTCTAGCCGTTAAATCACGTAATGACCACCGCGTCATCACAACAACGATAGCCCCACCCGGCTGTAGGCGCTGACGTGGGCCTGATGTGTACCACTCGTAGGTCTTATCGTAAATATCCGGGTTTATTTCAGCTAATGCTGCCTCTTGTTCCGAGTGCGGG